CCGTCTCCATATTCTTGACAGCTTGCCGGAAGTACGACTCCTTCAGCTCGACGCCAACCCCGCGCCGCCCGCCTGATACCGCCGCCCAAACCTCCGAGCCAACGCCCATAAACGGGGTGAACACGGTTTCACCAGGATTAGACCAAAGGGTTACCGCTCGGTCGATCACATCGAGTTGTAGCGGGTGGACGTGCTTTTCGTCTTCCTCGTCACGCGCCGCCTTGAATGGCAACACGCGGCCGAGTCGCACGTCATCCCAAAACGCGGATGCGTACTGACGCCAGATCCAGTGAGAATACCTGTTTTCGGTTTGCTCGCCTTCGTAGCCGCGATACCCCAGCACGGCGCTAGGGATCTCACGCTCTCCGGCGTATTCCATCAGCCCGCGCGGATGCTCAATCGCTACCTCGTTTTCGCCAGTCTTGCGAAATACGAGCAAGTAATCAGCCGAGGCGTTCGAGCATCGCGCGGAGTCGTCAACGATCGTCTTATGGGCTAGCGATTTCATCATCGTACGGTTGCGGACTCCTAGCGGCTCTTTCCAGACCGAGTAACGGGCGACGTATTGGAAGCCGTGCTTTTGGTGTAGGCGAATGATGTCTCCCGGGAAGTCGATCAAGGTATCCGTCCCGCTGTTGCCGGTCGGCACATCGGCACAATGAACGCAAGTCATCCGACCCGGCTTCGTGATCTCTGCGATCAATTCGACGACGAATTTGTAATGCTCAAAGAATTGATCGTAGTTGAGGCAGTTTGATAGATCGCGCTCACTCGACGAGTAAACGTACAGCCCGCCGAACGGTGGCGAATAGATCGAAAGATCGACGACCGCCTTGGGCCGTCGCAGTTGCTTCATCACCTCCATGCAGTCGCCGTGGTAGATTGCGTAATCGCCGTTGATGATTGGGGCTAAAGCCATTTCGGTGTCTCTACTTTCTGTTGTTCGTACGTACTTCTTTCAATCTGTTCTGATGACTGCATGTTGGCCACGAGCCGATCGAACATCCGACTCGCTTGCACAGCCTTGCGTTGCATGTTGGCCTTGATGCCGACTTCTCCCTCGGTTGCTACGATGTCCACGGTGACGGGGCGCTGTTGACCGAATCGCCAGCAGCGTCGAACGGATTGGTAGTACTGCTCGTACGAATGGCTGACGAACGTCACAACATGATTGCAATGTTGCCAATTCAATCCCCAGGCTCCGATTTTCGGTTTGGTCACTAGTACTCGGGTTTCCCCGGTTCGGAACCGCTCGAAAATCTCCATCTTCTTTTCGTCGGGAGTACTTCCGGCGATTTCTTCCGCATCGGGTATCAGTTTTTTTAGCAGCTTCCCCTCGTCGTTTAGATGGCACCAAACTACGGCGGGCCTGTCGTGGTCAACTAAGCCAGCTACGGTCTCGCAGCGTTCTTCAATCGTCAGCCTGCGCTCTTCGCGCTCTTCTCTTAGATCTCGCGCTGGTAAGGGGAACAGCATCCCCGGCCTAAGTTTTTTGGTGTGGACCATATGCTCGACCTCCTGCAAGGGCGGCAAGTCAAAACCAGCGTCATCGAATCCAATATCGGACGGCTTGCGGCAAGCCCGCGCCCACGAACACACCCAACGCCAGAACGGCTCTTCTGAGTGTCCTTTGAATCGCCATTTTGGGGCGCTTAGTTTCTTCCAATCCGCACCACCGCCGCCTTGAGCATTTGTGTTCTGATCATTCTTAAAGAATCGCCCGAGCATATCCACGTAGCCCAATCGGCCTAGGGCTTCCGAGCTTGTGCCCAATTCGGTGTAGTCATTCGGCGCCGCTGTCGCGGTGGACATATGACGGTATCGCATGTTACGCAGAAACTCCGTAATGTCTTTGCGTCGCCTACCCGAGAAGTTTTTCAGACAGCTAGACTCGTCGCATACGCCGCCAACAAAATCAGCCGAGTCAAGATGATGTATCCGCTCGTAGTTGGTGACGACGATCTTGCTCCGGCTTGTGCGGTTCTCGGCTAGGTCGCACTCGATACCAAACTTCGCGCCCTCTTCGACAATCTGACGCGAGACGGCAAGCGGTGCGAGAATCACTACCGGGCGGTTCGTGTGCTCGACAACGTTCTGAGCCCACGCCAGTTCGACAATCGTTTTGCCGAGCCCGCAATCGGCAAAGATCGCGCCGCGCCCAATCTGGCAAGCCCACTCCAGTAGTGCGACTTGAAACGGAAACATCATCTCCGGCACAAACTTACAGGGGATCGCGTCCTGTCCCTTGTATTGGGTTTTCTGGTCTAGAAACCTTTGGTACTGATCTTGCTCCACGATAGCCGCCTCCGCTTCCCAATCCGCCTGCGTCATCGCGCTAGCCCATAGCGGGGGTTTCGCTCCCCATTCTGGTCGGCGGGCTAGGCTGACGCCCTCTGCTCGTAGTTCAGTCGGCGTCATGTCGTTTTTGTGTCTCCTCTTTGCGGTTGGAATATAGCCCCGGCGTTGCGCTGGGCATGGCGATAATGCGAGCTGCTTCCGCGCAGCTCATTGTCGCTAGGTCACTATCCGCGATCTCTACAGGGTTCGCCTGCTCGTGCCACTCTTGGCGGTTGACGCTCCAGTACGTCACTGTACCGTCAAAATTAAACTTGCTTGTCATGTCGTTGTCTCCATTTCAACGTCTGGCCGAAGAGCGCATTCAGCTGCCACTGTTCATTCATCGGGCGGACCATTCAGCGGCTGACCAATGCGCGATCAGCGATTTTTCCCCGTCGACTACCCACACGTTGAAGCCATGTAACCGCTTCGAGCGAATCCACTCCTCCTGGTGTAAATCCGGCACCCGGCCCGGGCGTTTGCACTCGATGTAAAGAGCACCGTGATCGGGGTGGAGGAACAGACAGTCAGCCATTCCCTTCTCTCCCATTTTGATCCACCCCCCATAACGAGTCCTGAAAGTGCCTACATGCTGCCTGGCCGGGTGCCAGCCTCGTGCGACCATGAACTCGGTGACGCACTTAACCACCTGGCTCTCTGTCAAGCTAGATCTTTCTCTACCCAGAGGTCGCACGTGGAGTGCGAGTACAGCCAAGCGACCCCGTCGTGAACTTTAAGATGCAGGGTTGCGTCCATATAATCGTCGACGGCGTGCTGCGGCACGGCCTCGGAGCATATCCCCACGGCGCCCGAGTCGGGAGATTGATGAGCCAGTGGGGCCTCGGAAAAGCATCCACAGTATCGACATATATTCATGATTTCTGTTTTCTCCATTTTTCAACCTGCTGGCGCATAAGTACAGCCACGTCTAGCCAGTGGCCGGGCTGCACCTCCAAAAAGCTCTTAGCATCGTATTTGGCTAGAAGCCCGTTAGTATAGTCTATAACCTCATCACGTGACGCGCAATCCAAGGCGGCCACAAAAGCGAGGCGCATACGCACACTGAAATCAGCCGCATCCCGGAACTGAGGCTCGCCTGGGTCGAGAATGGACCCATCACCACGTCCCTCCATTTCCGATTGAGCGTATAGCCGACCGTGGAGACCGGCCAACTTAAGGATTAACCGGTCCTTACCTCGCTTCTCGACCATCGCCCAAGGGTAGTCCATCTTGTTGTTCTTTGGGTTGACCTCGGCGAACGTCCAAATCCGAGATGACGAATCAGGCAGGCTGCCGGCTACAAGGAGGACTATAGTGCACTGCGAACCCGGAAGGTTATCGTTGTGAATGACCTCAGGCGGGTGAAACTCTATGCTCAGGCGCGAACCGATGTGCTCGCAGGCCCAGTGATACAGCGTTGGGCTTCCATGGCAATCCCAGACAGCCGACCCGTCTAGCTCGTATTTCTCCAGCAGCGGAAGGTACGTTTCTCTTTTCACTTTAGCCATCAAAACCTCCGTCCCTGGGCCCTCTTAAGGCTCTTGATGGCCTCCCCTACCCAGAAATCGAGCTTTCCGGCATGTATGGATAGCTGAATAGGGCTCAGCTCTTTTTCGGATACATCGACGACGCCCAGCTCGGCCACCGCCTTGTCTACGTGGCGCCGATCAGCTCGCCCGGTAATGATCATTTCTAGGACGACCCTATACATGTGCGCATCGCACGAGTTGGTAAGCTGGGCTACAGCTCGCGCCGCCTCGTCTTCGACGCCGCACCGCGGGCAGCTGTGGAAATTACAGTGCTCACAGAAAAAACAGCCCGACTCAGGTTTTTCGAAACAGCTATAGCAAATGGCCTGGCTGCAATGCTCGCATCTGTAAAATCGCGGAGTTCTAACATCACAGATCACACATGCGCCCACGGGCTCATCCGGCGTCGATGGGGCCGGGGCTAAATCAAAGCCATTTCCGCTCAACACGGCCCCCTCCTGGTTGCGGTTGGTCCGGCGCCGGTATAGCCCGGTCTCTCTTTGATTGTGGGTGCGCGCGAGGCGGCCCTCATCCGCTCCATAGCCGCCTCTACTACGGACCCGGGAACGGCCCATTGGCCGCTAGCGTACGCGCGGACCAGTTCCGAATCCCATTCGTCCTCGTTTCTATACTGCGGCGTCGCGCCGGGTTTGACTATAACTATTCCGCTTGGCATCTTAAAATCCTCCGTAATACGATTGGATCAGCGCTAGTGATGATAAGAACAGGACGAAAACGACAGCAAAGGCCGCCGTGCAAAAGTCTACAGATCTATGCATGGATGGCTCCTTTACCCCGCGACTATCTGATTCCGTTTGTATGTACTCTTGTACTAGGTTGCTCAGATCTGGCGGTAGTCCATTGTGTAGTGCTACTGTCAGCAGCCGTAGCCCAGGCATCGGTGGTGGTTCGTGGCGCGCTCGACCAGTCTGGCAAGCGTCTATCCGTGCGTTGGTTTGGCTGCGCTTCACGTCGCGTCGTGCCTTCCGTAGCTTGACCAGTGACTCAAGGCCGCTATACAGTTCTAGCTCTTCGGGGTTGTGGGTCATCATCGCCCGCGAAACTGTGGGGTGCTTAACAATCTCTTCTATTAGGTTCACGTTAGGTACTCCTGTTGCCGTTTGTGGTGTTGCTGATAGTTGACGCGACTAACGCGGCCTTGGCCTTTCTCCCACGCGGATCTCGCTTGGCGAACCGCAATGAACCCGCGTAGACGAACCACAGATTCTGGGCGCCATCCTTGTATCCCTGAATCTTCTTACTCTTGATCCAATTCCTGACGGTAGAACCCGAAACAGAGAGGCGTTCACTCGCTTCATTTATAGTCATGACCCCATCCTAGCAGCGCAGATGTTCAAAGTCCAGCCTTTTTTGAGTTATTTGAACCCGAATCGCCGGCGGTGGGTCAAACCCCTTTTGCCCCACTATTTCCAGCGGCCGCTTTTTATCGCCCCGAATCGCCGGTTTCACAGCCAGCCTCCCTGGCCGCCACAGCAAAACAAGCCCGCAGCGGCCCGTGCCTTGAAATAATCCAAGAAAGCTGGACTTCCCCTGGGGCGGGTTGCTAAGATGGGGCCAGTGGCGAATGGACCGGGGGCGGTGCCAGCCCAAACCGACTAGAATGGACAGCAAGCCGACAAGCGAGCGTGACCCTCTTCCCCCCGGTCCATTCGTCCATTTATCGAAGGGGGTTTTCAATGGGTGCCGAAAATAAAGACCTGGGATTAGTTAAACGCAAGCATAGGCCATACTTGACGGCGGCGAGATGCAGCGGGAAGCTTCGATTAAGCCACAAGGCGAAAAAAAAGACAATACGAGCCCTGAGCGGGGGGATTAGGTGTTAAGCCGGGCTGCCGAGCGCCGGCGAGACATAAGGGGCCAGGTAAACCGGTCTACGTGCGTTATTGAGTCAGTTGCTCACGCATCTGGCAGGTCGTGCACGCTGCACGTAGATGCAGGGATCCTAGACCTGTCGCCAAACCTAAATGAGGCCCAGGCCCAATGCAAATTTATGCGGTCATTTGACCCAGAAACCGGGATTCTGAGGCTTACCAAGCCGACCAGCGGCCGAGGCGCCAAAGGGGGCGTGCTCACGCGCCAGCGCGACGGACACGTGGCGGTGACACTGCTTCATCACACATTTTTCGATTACGGATCCAGGGAAGGCAAACTTTACGTGGTCGAGCAAACCCCATCCGGGGTGCAGTGTTTCCTCGGCGCTGAATTGCGTCGCGAGGGCGGTTTACTGGCGTCTAAAGACGTGCTCAACCCGGATTGGTTGAGGGGAGCCGTTAAGTGGATGCGTGAGTGGACTCGCGAGTGGACAGTGAAGCCGTGAAGCGGGCCGTGGCGATCATCGCGGGATGGGCGCTAATTGTAGCCTCTTTGGCCTACGGCAATTGGGCTATGCGATGCTTCGTCGCCGGCCAGCTGGTCGTATGGATCGCAGCAGCCCAGGAAAGGGGGGACAGATGAAGTACGGCAAAATCTACGGGAAGAAACCTAAATCGAACCAGGGGCCGGCTATTCGGGCGTGGCAGCGTGGCGAGGCGATGTTCGGCACAGTGCTGAGCGTCCAGGCCGTCACTGAGAAGCCCGGTGGATGGGGGGCTATAACGCGGTCGAGGTGGCTTGTAGTCGACGGCAAGGGGGACAGTCACACATTGACCTCGATTCCCAATCTGACGGGGCTGAGGTGATGACTTTTGGGTTAATTCCTCGCCGTTTTCGGCGCGGGAGGGTGGCCGATGCAATCGAGGGCCGGCTGGCCAGTGAATATAGGAAGAATGTCCTTCTGCTGACCCCTGACCAGATAGACAGGCACCTAGTCAGAGCCACCAATTTCGCAATGTTCGGCAGTGCCCCCAGCGCGGTCCAATGTGAATCAAGCAAGAGGGGGCGGCGGTGACAAACACACCGCAAGTGGGCGACCCATTCAACCCCTACGAGCTGTTCCCCAGAGGTCTTCTGACGACGGTGATTTGCCGGGACGCAAACTTGTCCTATGGCGCCAAGGCGTGCTTTCTGCTGCTGGCTAGGTACGCCAGCAAAGACGGCCAGTGCTACGTCGGCCACGCCCAAATAGCATCAGACCTAGCCGGCGCTCGGCGATCAGTAATTAGGCAACTAGACGAGTTGAGGCTCGGCGGTTGGATCAAGTGGGCGACTGACGGAGCAAATAGTGCCCATCGATATAGCTTCATTTGGCGGCCCGGGTTCGACGAGCACCTAGGGGGCAAATCCGGCACAGGGGGGGTGTGCCAAAATGTCACAGGGGGGGTGTGCCAAAATGTCACAGGGGGGG